TATCTACCTCCGCTCCTCAGACTCATTCTCTGCTGTGCCGTCACGATCACCTCATCCAGCAGCTGGTTTCCCAGATAAACCGGAATCACCAGATCCCCCTGCTGTTCTTTCTGATCACCCAGCACATCCTTCAGTGCCGCCACAATACCGGCTGTCAGATCCGCACCACCGGACGTTCCCGTACCGGTCATCACACCACTGTCTGCCACAGCCATCTGCGGCGAAATCACCATATCCGCAGCCACACTGTTCACAGCCGCCTTTACCATGCCCCTGCTCTTCTCAATGCCCTCAGCCAGACCGCTCATAAAGTCCGGCATCCAGCTCTCAAAATCCGTCAGTGGTCCTTCATCCGGCACAGAGAAATGCAGATGGGAACGGATCGTATTTGCCACATCCGTCACCGCACTGGCAACTGCACCAATACAGCTCCGGATACCATTCACAATACCATTAATGATATCTGCGCCCCAACGCCATCCGGCAGACGCAAGACTCGTAATATAATTCACTGCATTTCCCAGTCCGTCCCGGATCGTATTATAAATACCAGAAATCGTACTCCGGATCCCGGACCACATAGCATTAAACGCACCGGAAACTGTATTCTTAATCCCGTTCACCACAGAAGAAATCGTGTTCCTGATTCCATTCCACACGGAATTGACAGTACCCCTGATTCCATTCAGCACGGTAGAAATAATTGTCCGGATTCCATTCCATACCGTAGAGATCACCGTCCGAATCGCATTCATCACCGTAGTAATGACTGTGCGGATCCCGTTCCATGCACTCTGCAAAAATGTCCTGATCCCGTTCACCACATTCGTAATGACAGACTTAATCCCATTCCAGACAGAACCCAGAAATGCAGAAATTGCATTCCACACCGCCATAACCGTTGCCCGGATCCCATTCCACGCTCCCACAAGGAAAGTAGAAATTGCAGTGACAACCGTTGTGAACAGCGTCTTAATCCCAGCCCACAGACCGGAAAAGAAATCCCGGATGCCATTCCATACAGCCACCGCCGTATTCCGGATCCCGTTCCATGCAGAAACCAGAAACTGGGAAACCGCCGTCCATACCTGGACAGCGACTTCCTTGATCTCATTCCACAGCCTGATCCAGAACTGCCGGAACTCTTCATTCGTATTCCAGAGATAAATAAACGCCACCACTAAAGCTGCAATGGCAGCGATCACAATGGCGATCGGATTTGCCATCATCGTTGCACTCAGTGCCGCAAAAGCACCCTTCACCGCACTGATCGCACCGGCAAGCTTCGGTGCCCATGTCATGATCGTTCCAATGGCCGAAAGAGTCTTGCCTATGATGATCAGCACAGGTCCCAATGCCGCAGCCAGAAGTGCAACGATCATGATCACACGTTTCACCCCGTCCGGCATGGCATTCAGCACATCCACCATCCCCTGCAGTCCGGAAACAATACTCCGTACCGCAGGCATCAGCAGATCCCCGAAAGAAATCGCCAGCTCCTGAAGCTGTGACTTCAGAATGGTCAGCTGTCCTTCCAGATTATCCTGCATGGTATCCGCCATGTTCTTTGCCGCATCCTTACAGTTATTCACTGCCCCGGACACCTTTTCAATATCCTCCGGTGCCGCATTCATCAGTGCAAGGAACCCGGACATTGCATTCTTTCCAACCAAAGCCTCCGCATTATTTGCCTTCTCGGCTTCCGTCATTCCTGCAAAAGCTCCCCTGCAGTCAGCCAGAATTGCAGACAGGCTCCTCATGGAACCGTCCGCATTCGTGGTAGCAATGGTCACATTCCCGATCGCCGCACCTGACAGCTTCACATCCCCGGTCAGGTTGGTCATGATGGAACGCATGGAAGTACCAGCCTGGGAAGCCTTGATACCTGCATTACCCATCAGACCAATGGCTTCCGCTGTATCCTCAACCGAGAATCCCAGTGCCCCCGCAACCGGCGCACAATACTTGAACGTCTCGCCCATCATGGACACATTGGTGTTGGCATTACTGGAAGCAACCGCCAGCACATCTGCAAAATGTCCTGAATCCGCTGCAGTCAGCCCAAAAGCCGTCAGCGCATCCGTCACAATATCAGAAGTCGTTGCCAGATCTTCCCCGGATGCAGCAGCCAGATACATAACACCCTCAATACCGGACAGCATATCCTCCGTCTTCCATCCGGCCATAGCCATATAATTCATGGCATCCGCTGCCTCAGTTGCAGAGAACTTTGTCTTGGCCCCCATCTCCCTGGCCTTATCCCGGAGGCTGTCAAAATCAGATCCCGTTGCCCCGGACACAGCCGCCACCCTGCTCATCGCAGAGTCAAAATCAGCGGCAGTTTTCACCGCCGCCGTTCCAAGCCCTGTCACCACTCCCGTCACCGGAAGCAGCTTCTGTCCCACGGAAGAAATCTTGTTTCCAACCGTCTGCAGTTTCTCCCCGGTTGCCCCGATCTTCTGCAGGGCAGTCGCAGACTGGTTCGCCTGCTCTTCCAGACTCCGCAGTCTCTGTTCCGTCTCAACGATCTCCCTCTGGAGAGCATCATACTGGTCCTGGGAAATCGTCCCGTTCCGCAGTGCCTCATCCGCCTGCTGCTGCGCAGTCTTCAAAGTCTCCAGCTTCTCCCTGGTCTCAGAAACCGCCTGTGCCAGCAGCCTGTGCTTCTGTGCGATCAGCTCCGTATTCCCCGGATCCAGCTTCAGAAGCTTCTCCACATCCTTCAGCTGGCTCTGCGTATTCCTGATCTCCGTATTAACCCCTTTCAGGGCAGTCTGCAATTTCGTAGTATCGCCGCCAATCTCGACAGTGATCCCCTTAATTCTGTTCCCTGCCATACGGCTCACCCCCTAAATCCCATAAAAAAAGGCACAAAAATACCCGGATCTCTCCGGGCACAAAAAAAGCACCTGCCATCCTGACAAATGCTTTGCGTAATATCAACATATTTTACTTAAAAATTGCTTTTCCTACAAAAATGAAGTCTGTAATTTCATTTTCATCCCTTTTCATACTCAAACATGATAATCTACATTTTGTTTCAAACCAATCTGGTACATCAAACGTAATATGTGGATATGTATTTCTATACCAATCAATCTGGTTCCTTGCAAATTCTATAAATCTAGGATCAGAATGAAGTCTGCTCAATTCCTTCTTTTTCAATTTTCCTATGATTTTGACACGATCATTCCCCGCTTGATATATTTCGCCAGTCCACGCATTCAGCCTTTCTCCACTTCCTCTTGCATGAGCATGTGGTATTGATGGATGGTCATCCGCATCTCCAATCGTAAACTCCCATATTCGGTTTTGCAATTTTTCCCGTGGCGTATACATTCGAGGTCCAAACTGGCTCTGCTGCCTACGTCTGGACTTTATCAAAGAAGACTTTCTATAAGATTTACCTTTTCTGTACATAATATTTTCACCTCTGCTTAGTAAAACTATTATACACTTCTCTCCACCAGCTGTCACCGGCAAACTGATAATCAGAACCTGTCGAAATCCTCCTGTGTGGCAACCTGTCTCCATCCCTTATACTCATCGTTCCTGCTCTCCACAAACATATCGTTCACCATCCCGATAGTCAGCAGATCCAGATCCCGGATTGAAATCCCCAGCTGCACACACCGGAGAAGAAACAAAGGAGTTGTCATTTCACGGTCTGTTGCATGAAGTTTTTTTTAGCCTCCACATCCGTCCTGATGTTCATTCCCCACAGCTCGATCAGCTTCGGCAGAACCTGATAAATACTGAATGTATTAAACTCATCCAGCCATTCCTCCGGATTATCCGGAATCGACGGATCCGCATGCTTCGCCATCACATACGCAATGTTCTCAAACATCTCAAGGGAAAACAGATCCAGGGAGGACTTTTCCGGATCCTCGTCCCCGATACTCTTTTCCAGCACAGATAAATCCTTGTAGATATCCCTCTGGAACTTAATCCTGTAAATACGCGGAATGGCGGCAGAAGCCTTAAAAGCAACCGCCTTCCCATCAATCTCAATCTTCTTCATCATACTCATATCTGAATCCCCCTCAGCTCAGTGCTTTTCCATTTCCTGCAGCATCCACAACAGACTTTCCACTATCCGCCGCCCGCAAAGAAGCCGGATCCGCGGCCGGCAGATACACCGCCTTGTACCAGTCTGCATAAACAGTTGCATCCGTAGTATTCCCTGTCTTCGCCTTCACCTTTCCATCCGACAATGGCGTGGCTTTGATGGTCAGTGTTTCCGTCTGCACTTCCTTCTTCTCCTCGTTGGTCTTGCCCTCGATCTTCGGACGGGAAGCCGAACAGTTATACATCACATGGCGGATATGGCGCACATCCCCGTCAAACTCAAAAAGCAGGGCAAACAGTGCCAGTTCTGCATCCGAGTTTTCAATCAGAACGCCCTTGGCATCCAGCTTCTCTCTCAGCACATCCGTCCGGAAGCTCTCCGGAATCAGTGCAAGCTCCAGATCCCCGTCATAGCCCATATTGTTGTTGATTACATAATACGCAATACCGTCCGCATAAAAATTCTCCGGCTCCCCGTTGGCATCCAAAGACAGTGATACAGAGCCCGGAAGCGGCACCGGCGCTGCATAGGACACCGCCCCGTCCTCCCCGACACCGTCAGTAAAGCGTAATGCGCATTTTTCAGGTTATACTTCACCTTGTTATTCTTATCAGACATAATATTCCTCCATCATTTAACAAATCATTACAGTTCCATACTGTACAGCACCTCATACAGCTTTTCGCTCTGGATCCAGGCCTCCGACTTATTATAAAAAATCCCGGCATCATCCAGAACCGTTTCCACCAGGGCTTCTGCCCCGGGATCCTTCCGGTCCGTGTAAAGCTCTATTCTTACTTCACTGATCCGAAAGTATACCCGCCCGTCTGCCGCAAAATTATCACTTCCTGGAAGCAGATAATAGACAAACGGCGGATCTGGGCTCTCCCCTTCCGCAAAATGGTCATAGGCAAAAGGAAATCCCGTCTCTTCCAGCATCCCTGCCAGTTCTTCCAGTGTCATATGCTTTCACCTCCCGCCATCACCTCAGTGCCTTCTCCACTTCCCGTTCCAGAGTCTGTGCAGCCCTTTCCTCGGCAGGCGCAATATGGGGAAAAGCCCTTGTCCTGCCGCCTCTTCTCAGCGCATGACCGAACTCCAGCAGATGTGCCAGCTGATACCTGTTTCTGGAATACACCACGATCTCCATTGCATTGGCAGTTTCCTTCGTGGTCTTCGCCGCCCAGCTCTTTGCATAGGCACCGGTTTTCACAGGGGCATTCTCCTGGATGTCTTTCCTTGCCTGTGACCCAGCCTTCTTCACTGCCTTTTTCATATCATCCGCTGCAAGCTGTGCGTACTCTTCCAGTCCTTCCATGATCACATCTGCCATCTGGCTGACTGTACACCTGTCCCCTGCCATGCTCTCACCTCCGGACCTTCCTGCATGTGAATTTCAGACACTTCTTCTTATAATTCAGATGATCCACACTCACAATGTCATACACCTGATCACGAAACAGGATCCTGTGGGTAACAGACCGCATGCCTGCAGTCTTTTTACAGTACCGCACCGTCACAGTCATTCCCACATCTTCCACCACAGTCCCCGCGGTTTCCGCTTCCCTGGAACTGGCAAGCCCCTCATCGCCTATTGTCGCAAAACAGCAGTAATCCTCTGTCCACTCATTCCTGTGATTCCCGATCCCGTCCTTCACAACAGAACACTTCTGAAAAACAACCTTCTCATTCATCAATCCAACATTCAAACCAACCACCTCAGAATCCCGGTTTCCTCACTCCAAACAGCAGGCTCCGCAGATCCATCACCAGCTGATGGTGATCGGCTTCCTCCCTGTGCTCATACAGATAGGCAGCCGCATACTGCACGGCAATCTTTGTCCCCTGCAGATCTTCAAACTCATCCTCATCCGTAATCCTTGCCACGTCCATGCAGATCTGCTGCCCCTGCTCGATCAGATCAGAAAGCAGCACATCATCATCGTCAAAATCCACCCGCAGGTAATTCTTCATTTCCTTTACTGTCACAATCACGGAACATCACCTTCCATTTCCACCATATAAGAAGCATAGCTGCTCCAGCTTTCCGCAGTCTGGCAAACATCCAGCCTTCCCTTCGGGACATAGAACTTACAGTCCTTTGGAAGCCCAAGAAAAGTACCTGTCGTTGTAAGCTCCGGCGGCGAATCTGGAAGGAAATAATATCTTTTCATGCACTGGCAGTTCTCAAAACAATATCTGGAAACCGTCGTCACACTTTTGGGAATTACAATTTCTGTTAATGTATAACAGCCTGAAAACAAGGAATCCACAACCTCATCAATTCCATCCGGAAGCACTGCTTTCTCCAGCATCCGGCATCCCTTTTCCTTCCGGAAGCCCGAGAAATTTCAGACTGCAGCATTCTTTTACAACACCATTTCCCCATTCGACGGCATTTCCCATCGTAATGCTTTCCATCCTGAAAAAGCTGCAGAAACAATAATCGCCCAGTTCCCTGACCTGGCTTCCCACTTCTATTTTCCGCACAGCTGACAGGTATTTCATATTTTCCCGCACACTGCTTTTCCCTGCTGTAAAAGTATATGAACCGGCATTATAGTTTCCAAAAAAACAGACCTGGTTTTCCCCCTGGGGCAGGAAACGTATCACATACTCTCCCAGTTCCCTGTACCTGTGTGTCAGCGTGATCTTCGTGTAATTCCATCCTTCTGCTGTCTCCGGTTCACTTCCGTCACCCCAGTCCACCTTTACGCCATGATCCTCACTCTGACCAAAAGAAACCTGTGGCTCCAGCATATCCTTATCCAGGCTTACATAGATTCTCGTTGCACCGTCATCCGTAACATACTGGGCAGCCACATTCATCTCCCTGTTTGTCTTTTTCAGATCCTCCAGCGTCCAGTTCCATCCCGTACAGACCAGCCCTCCGTGAAACGGAAGGTCCGGCAGGTGTTCCATCCCGGCAAGCTCTTCCAGTGAAAAACTGTACAGCAGGGTTCCATCATAATCAAAGAACCGGATCGGCAGGAACATATCCGCAGCACTTCCGCCTGACGGGATCCTGCTCACTGCATCCGGGATCTCCCCCGGTTTCATCAAGGCAGAAGTACCGCCCCGGGCACGCACCGCATCTGCAATAGCTTTCAGTGTTTTCTCATTTACAAGCACATTTGCCATCAGTACGCCACCTCATTTCCATCCGCCTGCCCAATTCCTCCACAGTCTTTCTTATCTCCTGTACCTGTTCCTCGGTCTGGAATTTACTGTCATTTTCCAGTTCACTTACCTTTGACGGTACCGGCACATTCTTCTGGGCACCTTCCTCAATACCCTCCAGCTTGGATTTTTCACTGTTCCCAAAATCATTACTGGAAAGGCCTTTCCCAGTTTCCTTATCCACCTTATTCCTTAAGGCATCTTCCAGTTCCTGCCTGGTAACATCACCGCCGCCAAGCCCCAGCTCTTCCGAAGTTTTATTTCCAGTCAGCTCAACACCATTGATCTGCGGCTTATGGCTCATATTTTCATAATTATTTGAATTAGGAACACTGCTCATGCTCCCTGTCAGCTGCTCCATCACGCCACCTCCACCGTCAGTTTCAAAACCTTATTTGCAATAAAAGTACACCTGTAACCATTTGCCTTATTCAAAGACAGTTCCCAGATATACCTTCCCAGTTCCAGATGCTTTGTATCTTCCTCTGAAAATCTGATCACCTTTTCCTTCACATCAGCCTCGATCCGTACCGCAGGCTCCAGATCCGCCTTGTTCCGCTTCGCCGCAAATACTACAGAATCGCCTTCCTCAAACTCATACTCCGAGCCGTCCGGCAGAAATGCCTGGAACGCAAAAGAAGGCGTATCCCCCTTTGTCATCTCAATCTTCATATCCTCATGAACCACCCAGAACATCCCGTCACCTCCTGCAGATTTTCCTGTTTCCATTCCATTCATCATTTTTCATGCTCACCGCCTGACTGATCTGATTTTCAAACCGGCGAACATTCTTGAAACTTTCCCTGATTCGGTTAAAGCAGGGGACAGCCTATGCCATCCCCTGTCATCCCTGCACATTAGTCAACTTTCAGTTTCATAATCTGCACGGCTTCCGGAAGAACCATTTTTCCGTCCACACGTTCCTTTGCAACAAAACCGATCATTCCATTTCCTGCAAACAGTTCATTCAGCTGCTTAAAGGATCTGTTTCCGCGGTCACCAATGTTGTAATAGCTGTAATCCCCAAAAGCGATGCCGTCCTTCGGTGCATAGGCAGAAGTCTCCACCTTATATCCCAGAATCCTGTCCGGTTCCCCTGCCTGGTAAGCCGGCTGCCAGATATAAGCACCGTTATTGTCCTTCAGCTTTCTAAGGGAAGGCAGTGTTGCATCATTCATGATAAAGGATGCATTTTTACGGTACGGACGTTTCAGACCATACACCAGATCCAGCATGTCATCTGATTTCAAAGCTGCAGCCAGTGTATTCAGCTGATGCCCTCCGCCTGTTCCGTCAAAAATACCGGTCGGTTTCCCTGTTCCGTTTCCGTTCAGGAAAACATCCTCTTCCGCATTGGCAAGTGCCTTTCCAAACTGGACAATGATGTAATTTTCCAGATTAAACGCATTGTCATAAAGCAGTTCCTCCGTTACCTTAATCGCCACATGAAGCTTATGTGCATCCAGGATCTTCTGGTCAAAGGTCGCATCCCCGAAAGTCAGCGCCCCTCCTTCCTCAATCCAGCTTGCCGCCGGCTTGGTGGCCGCAATATTGATCTTGTGTTCCCCGGAAGTCACGATCCTTGTGGCAAGACGGCGCATGATATTCTCTTCATTCAGAACATCAACCAGTCTTCTGTCATACTCCTCCGGCACCAGATAACCGCCATCGGCATCCACGCCCTCCTGAAGGGTATTGGAAACCTGTCGGAAGTTGGTTCTCAGTGCATTCAGCATTGCCCTGCGGTATTCATCAGAAGCACGTCCTGTCTTTGGCTCACCCTGGCCGCCTGCATAAGGCTTCCCGGTCAGCGGCTGGTTTACAGGCTGGTTCAGGTTCTTTTCCATTTCCTCAGCCTTGCGGTGGCGGTCAATCGCCTTTGTCAGATCCTCAATCTCCGCTTCCATTCTCTCATAGGTTGCACTGTCCTCCGCAGACAGAACACCATTTTCATTCTCATGGGTATCCACAAAATTCTTTGCAGCTTCCCAAACCTTAGCTCTCTTCTCCATTAATTCCTGAATCGTCATAATCCGTATCCTCCTCAGATATACTTTTTGATAAAATTTAAGCGTTCACGCAGATCATCTGCAGAACGCCCTGTAACATTCGTATTCACTTTCTTCTTTTCACACTTCTGGCAGGCATTCTCTGCCGCCCCGAAACATCCATTACAGGGATCGTCCCCCTCAGCACCGGCACTTCCACTTATTCCAGTTCCCCGCATACCAGCACCATTTCCATTCAAGCCAATCCCCGCCTGGTCTTTCACGGATTTTCCAGTCTTTCCATAATGCCTCTCCAGCTTATTCATCAGGGCATTATTCACTGCCCTTCTGGAAAACATTACAGAATCAGACGTCCCGTTTTCTGTACGGTCAGCACCTGAATCTCCATTTTCACCTTCACTGCCCTGTTCCTCTTTCTGGAACAGAATGTCATCCGCAAACCCAAGCTCCACAGCCTTATTCGCATCCATCCATGTTTCCGCATCCATCAGATGAGAAAGCTTCGCCCTGCTCTGTCCCGTTTTCCGTACATAAGCATTGATAATGGATTCCTTCACGGCATCCAGAAGTTCCATTGCCTTCTTCATCTCTGCATGGTCACCCCACGCAACCGTGGCTGGATTATGGATCATCATCATGCTCACCGGACTCATCCATACCTCAGTTCCGGCCATTGCAATGACAGACGCAGCAGATGCCGCAAGCCCGTCAATCTTCACCGTAACCTTTCCCGGATACTCCGACAGCATGTTAAAAATCTGCGCTGCGGCAACACAGTCCCCGCCCGGACTGTTGATCCACAGGGTAATATCCCCTGTCCCTGCATTCAGTTCATCCTTAAAAAGAGCCGGCGTGACATCATCGTCAAACCAGCTGTCCTCAGCGATAACTCCGTTCATGAACAGGATTCTTTCCTCAGCTTCCTGTCCGCTTTCCAGATTTACCGCTTTCTTTTTCCAGTTCCAAAACTTCTTCACCAGTATCCTTCCCCTTTCCAGATCCGGCAAAGATACCGGCATCCTGTAATTTCGTCATATTTCCATTGATCAGATACAGATCACCGCCAAGCTCCTCTGGGATCCGGTCCATATTTTCCAGTTCCCGGATATCATTGGCACTCATCCATCCGTTCTGTCTTGCTGTAGCATAACCATTCATCCTTGATTGGTAATCTCCCCTGAGCAGCCCGTCCACGTTAAACTTAAAGAAATACTTCTTCTTTTCCTCCGCAGACAGCAGAGCCCTGACCATTGCCTGTTCCCACCGGCTCACCCAGGGATCCAGTGTATACTTTACAAACTCCAAAGACTGCTGCTCAATGTTGCTGAAACTGGACTTGTCCAGATCCCCGACCATATGCGGCGGCACCCTGAAAATCCTGGCAATCTCATCAATCTGAAACTTCCTGGTTTCCAAGAACTGGGCTTCATTCGGTGCAATGGAAATCGGCGTATACTTCATTCCCTCTTCCAGGACAGCAACCTTATTGGCATTGCTGCTTCCCCCAAAAGTGGACTGCCAGCTCTCCCGCACCCTGCCCGGATCCTTCAAAGTCCCCGGATGCTCCAGCACTCCTGACGGAGCGGCACCGTTGGCATAGAACTTGCTTCCATACTCCTCTGCAGCTATGGCAAGCCCGATTGCATTCTTCGCCATGGCAATAGGTGAATATCCGACCAGCCCGTCAAACCCAAGTCCCGGAATATGCAGCACATCCGCCGGATGCAGGCACACAATCTTCCCGTTTGCTTTCGGATCCGTGCCGGTTCTGCCGTCCACATCATCACCGTCATAAACCAGATACTCATAATAAAGCCTTCCATGCTCATCCCTGTCCACCGTCATCCGGTCAGGCATCAGCGGATAAAGTGCAACAACCTCACCCTTCCCATTCCGTATGATCTGGCTGTACGCATTCCCCCACAAAAGCAGGTGCGTCATCAGTGTCTCCCGGAACACAAAAGAAGTCATTTCCGGATTCGGCTCATCATGCAGCAGAAAATAGAGTGGATGATCCACTGCCTTTTCCTTACCGCCATTATCGTTATACCTGTAAAACTGCAATGGCAGACCTGCCACCGCCTCAGAAAGAATCCTCACACACGAATACACTGCAGTCATCTGCATGGCACTCCGTGCATTCACTCTCTTCCCAGAAGCCGTACTTCCCATAAAAAATCCATATCCACTTCCAGCTGTGCTGTTAGAAGGAGCATCCCTTCCCCGAAATAACTTACTGAAAAATCCCATACATCCTCCTTAAAACACCAACAATCCTCTCTCATCATACACACTGCCCTGCGTTTCTCCCTGATTCCTAATACACCGATCCAGAGCCATAATAGAAGCTACAATTCCATCAATCTTCTCCTTAGACTTTGCCTTCGTTACCTTAATATTCTCCGCAGCATCTGTTTCAATCACAACATTCCCTGCCATCCATCTAAGCACAGGATGACCTGCATGAATAATCTGACCTTCCATCAGAAGTCTGTAGAACTCCTTGGTCGGTGTACTCATACTTGCAAAGCCCTGTCCAAAAGGTACCATCGTAAATCCTGCACCCTCCAGATTCTGGATCATCTGCGTTGCATTCCATCTGTCCACCGCAATTTCCAGGATATGGTACTTCTTCCCAAGATCACAAATGAATTTCTCAATGAAATCATAGTGGATCACATTTCCTTCCGTTGCCAGCAAATGTCCCTGCTTCTCCCATACATCATAAGGAACTGAATTTGCTTTTACTCTCTGCGAAATCGTTTCTTCCGGCACCCAAAAGTAAGGAACCAGAATATATTTTTCATCTGAATTTCTCGGCGGAAATATTAAAACCAGTGCTGTAATATCTCCCGTACTGGAAAGGTCCAGCCCTGCATAACAGTCTCTTCCCTCCAACAATCGCATATCAATCGGTTCATTACCCTTCATAAAGATTGCATCCGGAATCCATGATGTTGTACTTGATACCCACATATTCATTCTGAGCCATTTGAAGGTTATTTCATCAGCTGGATTCTGCTTTGCCTCTCGGTAAGCATCCCTCAGTCTTTCAATATCAACCGTATATCCAAGTGAAGGATTCACCTTGTACCAGTTTGCTTCATCCTCCCAATCCTCATCATCTTTAAGTCCGTAGACCACAGGATAAAAGGTTGGATCTACACGCCTGCCTTCCAGAATATCAATAGCCTTCGTATGTAACTCAAAAGCTATTGAATGCCTGTCATTTCCGGCAGTGGTGATAATGAAGTGAAGCGGATTCTGTCTCGCATCTGAACTGTATTTTGTAAGCACATCGTATAACTGGCGATTCGGCTGTGTATGAATTTCATCGAACACAAGTCCCGAAATCGAAAATCCATGCTTACTTCCAACCTCAGCTGAAAGCACTTGATAGAAGCCTGCATTTCCATAATTGACGATACGTTTTGTGGCTGACATCAGCTTACTTCTCTTCATTAGAGCAGGTGACATCTCAACCATCTGACGTGCAACGTCAAATACGATTGATGCCTGCTGCCGGTCCGCCGCTGCACCATAAACCTCCGCAGATGGTTCATTATCTGCATAAAGTAAATAAAGAGCGATGGCAGCTGCCAATTCACTCTTTCCAACCTTTTTACATATTTCTACAAAAGCTGTACGGAATTGCCTGTTACCATCAGGTTTAACAATTCCAAAAATATCTCTGATTAACTGCTCTTGCCAGGGTAATAACCAGAATCTCTTACCTGCCCATTTGCCTTTGGTGTGACAAAGATTCTCAATAAAGGTAACTGCTCTGTCAGCCTTCGCTTTATCGTAATGAGAAGTAGGAAGCATAAACCTTGTCGGCTGATAATTTTTCAGCTTTGGATAGTCTTTTGGTCTTGTTTCACGCACCATCGCACATCACACCTCCTTGATTTTGCCAACTGTCTATCCAAATACACCACTATCCCCAAGTAATACCTCCATCTCATCCTCTGTTTCTTTCGCTTTACCGTTACCGGCAACAATCCTGCTCCGCGAAGATGGCGTAAGCCCAAATTCCGACGCTGCCTGCAGCATCAACTTCTGATTCGTATTTGCAATTCCAACCCAGGGTGTCTGCTGCTGATATCCTTTATCAGTTTCAAAGGTCGAGCCACCAGAGGTAATGTGCTCTTGAGCTTCCTTCCATCTTGCATAAGACTGACAATATGCAGCAAACGCCGCCATATCAACTTCAGTAAGAACACCCATCTGATTCATCAACTTCGCCAAGCGTTCCCATTCCTTCTTAGCTTCCGGCATTAGCCATTCAGGACAGGCAGGCATTCCTTTTGCTGGAACCGGCTCCTTCGTATTCAGTTTTCTCTTACCTGGATTACCTTCCAGTTTCTTCACAGCTGTAGGCTTTGGCTTTCTTCCCGCCATCGGAATCCCTCCTTTCTCAAGTTCCAATATTTTCTATTGTCAAAACCATTATTTCTACATATAATAATTAAGAACACGAAGCAAATAGTGTTCCTCAAAAACTCGTTTTCTGTTGACTACGAGTATTTTTGTGATATAATGAAGCTAGAGGATAGCGGCGTTGACCAGCTATCGTGGTGTTGAAGCAATCGACTGTGTCGGTATGCAGCCGGTTGTGGAGCCTGACCTTGGGTTATGCGATAACCTCAAACCGAATAGGTTCTTCGGAACTGAATGAAAACGCTTTTTAAGGGCCTTGCATTGGCAGGGTCCTTTATTTTTTGCAAAGGACAAGGTATAATATGGATCTATTACAACAGTCTGCACAAGCCTGGAAAGAAATAATTGAATATAGATATTTGTTTACATATGGCTATAAGAAACAGCTGTATCCAATTAATCTTACCTTTTCTCTGGAAGATTATCCGCATTTAGCTGGCTTCCAGTATATGAAAGATATCTCTCTTCCAAATTATTCTTCTGCCAAAATTGCTGATAGAATTCTTGAGGGTAAAATACTATTTGAAAAAGTTCAAAAAGCAGCCCAGTACGAGGAGATGATAAAACCTCGACTTGAAGCTTTAGTTCACTTGAAAGAATCTCTTGATAACAAATTTAATTTATATTCATACATGCCACGCATGTATCCTTTCATCACAGGCATTAAAGCAGATTATTTAATATCCAGCCATTTTAGTATTGATAATTTCATCTTTATCATCAAGGCAAATGCGCAAGGTGAATTAAAATGTGATTTTCTTTGTTGCTCCATTTTTGAAAAAGGTGATCGCGATTATGAAACAAATCAAAAAGCTCGAACACTGATGAAGAAAGAACGAATACATATTCCTTCTAACACCACCGATATTCTATTGGATCGCTTATCAGCTCAAACAAGGCCAGAAGACAAAACTACTGATCCTTCAGATAATACAGAAGCAAAATCCGATATTTCACAATAGTACCACTTCCTTTGGGAGGTGGTTTTTTTCTGCTATCCCCCCTATTCAATTTTGCGACTGCAC